TGAGGATATAAATCTAATATCTGTTATTGTGCCTTGCTCATAAACTTCTATCCTTAACACCCATGCCACCTCAGTAGCATTATCGGGTTTTGTCCCTGCTCCGGCCCACTCTTTTGATGCAATGATTTTAGTATCCTCAAAACCTTGTATAAACTCAGTACCACCGCTAACTAATGGAGTGCCTGTAATAGTAAAAGAGCTTATATCCTCATTGATCCAATCAGTATCCTCTAAGTAAGTAAATGAATCAATTATCTTATCCTGAGAAAAGGTTAATTGTGTACCATCCTGAGTTAATATTACTTGATTTCTATAATATAAATCCCAATTTGCAAAGGTTTGATACCTATCCCAAAGGTTATTAAGTCCATTCTGAGGTAAGCTATTATCAAAAAAGTTAGTATCTGCATTTAATAGAGCAACCCAATCCTCCCACCTCATCATAAATGGATACCACATCTCATAATATCTGCGATCAGTAGTATCTAAATCAGTACGCCTATTAACTTGTATCTGTTTTCTTTGCTCATTATCAGGCATTTTAAATACCCTATCCTGTACAAAGTTGAAATATTGAGTAGTATATTGACCTAATGGAGAGCCATCATTAACAGCAGTTGCACCGCTCCAATTTTGAAAGAATTGCTCCATTATAAACTCAGCTCCTGTACTGCTATTCTTAGCGATTAAGAATTGCCTCGTTTGATTGATGGTTATAACCCTATCCTCTCGGCCTCCTCTATCAATATAGAATTGATCATATCTTAATATATCATCCTCAATCCTGCCATTAATAGTATCAGCCCCCTCAGTTAGTGGATCAGTTTCATAATGCTTTAAAAATACAGGATTAGCAAATGTTAATAGTCCTGCATCGGTAGTATCTTGAAAAAATACCTCAACATCAGCTAATAAAGCAACCTTATCAGCATCAGGAGTATCCAATAAATGATCCTGAGTAGTAACCCATAATGCAAAGGCTTTGCGCCCTCTTGCCTCAATATCTGCTATCATGGCAGTTGATAAGCTAACTAATAACTCAATCTCAATCTCTGAGGTACTTGTAAAAGTTGCCTCAATCGTTTCAAATACTTGTTGATCACTACCAAAGTTATCTCCAGCAACAGCCGCACTCCCTACCGTTTGAAAAGCCCTATCAAAGTAGAAATTCTCAATAACATTTTTGCCATTGTTTTGATACTCACTTTCAAACTCAGGTAAATAGCTGAAATTAGCAGTAAACTCAGTACTATTATTGAGGAAAGGGCTATCAATAGTATTCTCAATAACGATTTTAACCCTTGTTTTATCAGCAGAGAGCTGTATTCCTGGAACAGTTGTAGTACTAATATCATCCTCATAGCTTATAGATTTAACAGAATAATTAGTAAATCCACTATTAAACTTTTCATCAAACCACCCTGTATTACCTAATACATCTAATGTTTCTGTAAATTGGAATGAGTTAGGATTACTCAACTCAGCTCCAGCCTCTAAACGATAAATGAATTTTAAGCACTCATTATTAAGGAAATAATTAGGAGCAATACCATTCTGTAAATCTTGGAATTGAGCAGATAAAAAGAAAGGAGTAATAAAAAATGTATGTATGATTCTGAATTGTTGGCTACCTGATGAGCTGCCTGTTGTTAATCTCTGAATAGTTGCCGATCCTATTTGATAGGATAAATCACCAAAGAAATCCATTGATGTAACAGGAGTTGAGCCAACAGGATAATTATCAACAGTTAACTCCTGATTAGTGCCATCAATCTTACTATTAAATGTTGGAGTATCTGAGTTACCTATTAGATTCCAATTGTATCTAATAGCCTCCATTATAGTTACAACAGCAATACTATCAGATGATGCATCTATTGTTTCATTTGTTAATGATGAATCAACTCTAATTAATGAGGAGGATATTTTATCAATGATTGTATAATTACCTCCATTTAAACCCCCAGCAGCACTATCCTCAATAAATATTAGATCACCTAAATTGAAATCTGCAAAAGCAGCAAAGCCAATCGCCTGTATGTAATCATCAGTTGGTTGCCCTGGAGGATTACATACCATTGATGTAGTTGTACCATTAGGGATTGCATCAGCTCTTACAGTAAAATCAATTGTTGCTGTAATCTTTTCACCAATGTTAGCAAGTAACCAACTTGTAGAGGATGCTTGAAACTCATTATCAAATTCTATTGAATCAAGTACTATCCCCATCTTTCAAATCTTTTTTTAATTTCTCAATAGCCTCCTGAGATTCTGATAATGGCACTCCATTCTGAGCATTAGCAACTAAATCTAAAACTCCTTTTTTGAATTGTGCTGATTGACTTCCTAAAGATTTCTCAAGGCTACCTTGTAAACTCTCTTGCATCTTTGTTAAATCCTTTTGCAATTTGGTAATATCTTTCTTATATTTTTGAAACATTATCTCCCTATTGGTATTAATTCAACATTTTCAAGGTTTAGCGTATAAAGTTCATTAACTCTAAAACTAATCTTTGCAGTTTCATTGTAAATATTCCATTCAATACCCTCAACTAAACCGAATTTATCTACAAAGATAATCTTATTATCCTTTCTAACTTTTAAATAATCCTCAAAGCAAAAAGGTACATTATCAAATTCATATAATTTCCATTGATTGTGTAATTGTGGTGTTAATGGATTACCATCAGTATCAGCAACATCAGTAGGTACAAAAGAGTTAATATAATGGAATTTTTTATAAATATTCTCAGCACTTAATACAGATGAGTTATTAAAAGCAATTTTGTTGCCCTCATAATTAATGCCGGATTGAGTTATACCTAACACATACTGAGCTATAAAATTATTATCAACTATTACACCACTCGGACCTGTTGATGATCCTAAATCAATCTCACTTGATTGAGTTGCAATAGTATTAACGCTTACAACTTTAGGCACATTAATAAAATCATTCTCTAATAATAGCATTCCAATCCTATCATCAACTAAATCTCCTATCTGATTAAGGTCTATTAATGGTATATTCTCAAACTCTCCTAATAAATTAGGATTAATGTTAGGGATATTAATGCCTCCAGGTAATACATTAACAGCATCAATAACATTATTAATCTCTGTTATCAATGAGTTTCCTAATATCCATGCAGTTGCAACCACACTATTAATTAGAACAGCCAAAGTATTACTAATTTGTAGTATCTCATTTATAATAGGGCTTAATACTTGCTCAGGTATTGTTAAAGTCTCTTTCCTTTTACCTAATGCAAAAGGTATTGATACTTGATTTAATCCTTTCATCAACACTAAATCTCTATCCTCTATATTCTTTGGTTGTGTTCTTGATTGGTAGATAGTACCAGTATATCGAGTGAAAGTATTTTTATCAGCACTATCTAAAGCAAACTCAACCAAATAATTAGCCTTAAAATCATTTACATTGAATCTAAATGCATCATTATTATCTATTGGAGGCAAGTTGTAAAGGTCCTGAGAGGTGCTGTAATCAATCCTCTCTAATCTTAATATTGGCCTCCCTCCTGTTGGTGACTCCTCAATGATAACCTTAGCATTAAACATTGTCTTTAAGTCCCTTAACAGTTGGCCAAACGTGCCATCATAGTAACCGTTCTCCTCTTGATGATAATCATTAGATATTACAGATGATATTGTGCTAATTTGAGTGAATCCCTGTAAAAAATCAATCTCATCATTTACCTCCATATTCCATTTCTGAGGTATGATCACCAAATCCTTAAACTCCTCTAATTCTAATATTGTCACTGATGCAAAATCAAAACCCATGTAATTAGCACCTATCTCACAAAGTTTGCTCATCTTCATTCCTGCATGATACTTAACAGGCTGAATAATAGCATTAAATAAATCCTCTGTTATCTTAACAATGGTTGCTATTAGGAATATTATGTAAGCAACATGGAGTAATATTTTAAATAAATCCTCCCATGCAAACACCTCTAAACCAATTACATATTGTATCAATGATTTTAAGGCATTCTCAAGCTCTATTATCATTGTGATTAATGATACGGCTGCTAATATAGCCTCCTGAGCTGATGGTATTCTACTGATCACATAAGGCACATAAATATAATCTGCTCCAAATGGTTGAGTTTTGGCAAGGTATTCAAATGTAAAGGAATCAGCAATATCATTAATATAATCTATTGATAATCTCTCTTTTGCTGTTGCTGTTACTTGATTGCATTGTATCTGAGATGTACTTAAATCTAAATAGCCATTGTATAGTATTTCCTTAGTTCCTGCCTCCTCTAATTCTATTCTAAATGGCATACCCTCAAATACACCAACTCCTCCTGTAAGGCCCTCAGCAATCCATGTATTAATAGTATCAGAGTTTTCTCTAATCCAATCCCAATCATTAATAGTTACCCTTGCATCAGGAGCATCCTTATCAAAGTTTAATTCAATTAATAAAGATTGCCAATTAGCAGGAGGATCAACAGCAACACCATTTAAATAAAATTGCACATTCATATTCTCGGCCTTGCATTTAGGTATTTAACAGTATTTTTAACTCCGTTTCTATAAGTCGATTGGAGTACGTTGCCCATGTTGTCGAGGTTGGTACTCGTTGTCGGTCTATTTTTAATAGTTTTCTCAATGCTATCAATTTTCTCAGCCAATAGACCAAATGTATCATAATTCTTATCCTTACTCAATGGAGTTAATACCATATTATTTGCAAACCAACCGCCAACGTCTCCATTATTCATTGCAGTAACTAAGCCTTGATTTTCTTTTGTTCCTTTGGCAGTTACAACAGATTCCCCATGTGAGAATCTAATGAGATTACTATCACTTGTCCCTGTTCCCTCACCTTGGAAATCCTCAACACCCTCAGCAAATGCTCCGGCAACAGTCTCAGATAATGCTTTAGCTATTATAACATCACTTAAAGCCTTAGCAGCAGCAGTATTTGGGTCATCTTTAGAACGTGATGCAAATGCATTTAAAAAGGCTTGAAAGGCTTGAGCTAATGCCTGAGCCTCCTCCTGTTTTGCTCTCTTTTCTGCTAATTCAGCTCTCTCTCTTTCTGCTTGTGCTAATTGTTGTTTCTCAAATGCTAATTGATTCTCTAAACCTTTCTCAGCTCTTGATTGTTGTAGTGATACTTTCTCCTCTCTACGTGATATTTCATCATCTAATGCTTTCTCACGCTCATCAAAAGCATCAGAAAATGCCTCTCCTGTTGCATCAATTAATTTATTAGCTGTTTCTAATCTTTTAGCAGCAGATTCCTCATCTGACTTCTCAATCTTTTCGTTAACATCCTCAACTGATTTTAATCTATCATCCTCTAAGTTGGCTAAATCATTATCTAATTTAATAGCAATCAATTCTCTCTCCTCTGCTGTTGCCTCTGCATTAGATAACTCAAATTCGGATTGAGCAATTAATTGGTTTCTCCTTAGCTCATTTGATTGGTTTATTAGGTTAATACGCTCCTCATTTGATAACTCCTCAGCCTCTGCCAACCTATCCAATCTATCAACCTCTCCTTTAAATTGCTCCTGCTCAATCTTATTGATAGTATCAATCTGTTTTTGTATTGCCTTATCCCTGCTTTTATCAACCTTAACATCAGTTTTTAATAACAGTTTTTGGATTGCCTCCTGAGTTTGCTTTTCTAACTTTAATTTAATGAATTGATATTGCCTTTCATTCTCAATATTTGCATCCCTCCTTACTTGTGCTGCATCTATTTCGGCATCCCTCGAATCCTCTAATGCTTTAATCCTGTTGGCTAATAACTCATCCTCATCCTTTGCAATCTCTTTTAGGAATTTAGACTCCTCTAATAAATCCTTGCTCTTTTTAGTTGCAATCTGAACCTCTAAAGCTGATCTCCTTTTAATTGTTGTTGCTTGTTTATCTAATAGAGATTGCCTTGCTTGTTCTTGTGCAACAATCTTCTCTATTATCTCAAATAATGCCTCCTCTCCAGCAGCACTTGATAGAGTAAAATCAGCAGCCTTTTGAACAGCATCAGCAGCACTAATTTGTCCATCTTTAATTTGATTGATAAACTCCAATCTATCAGCATCCAATGATAAACTCTTTTCATCTGCTGATATTGCATCTAATGAGGCAGCTAAAGAACGCTCCTGTAATGCTAATTGTTTCTCAGCAATATCAATCTCAATTTTATTAATCTCATCTAAGGCTTTTAATCTATCTTGATCAGATGCAAGTTTATCCTTTGCAATCTTGGTTAATTCTTTTGTTATTGTAATAGATTTAGCCTGTTGAGCATCAAATAACTTTTGTTCTCTCGTTAATTCAATAGTTAACTGCTTTAATTTAGTAGCCTCAGCAACATCATTAGCAATCTCATCTCCTATATTGGCAAATGCAGTTGATATTAAATCTAATCCCTCTGCTATTTTATCAGAATCAAATGAGGCAAATCCCTTTATTAAAGTAACTATTCCTCTACCAACTTGCTCAAATCTATCAATAATTACATCAATTCCAGCACCTAAACCAGCTAATCCTTTTGATAAACTATCAGCACCATCTTGAGATCGTTTAAAGAAAGCAACTAACCCACCCAATGCAAGTAATAACGCTCCAATTCCTGTACTCGCTAATGCTATTTTAAAGGCTTTCATTGCCTTAGTTCCAAATCCTGTTGCAGCATTTAATGCCCTCTGAGCAACTGATAATTGAACAGTAGCAGCAGCATTAGCCTCTTTAGCTACTGTATTAACCTCCTCCTCAACTGTATTTGTTTTGGTTAATGCATTTAATACACCTTGTATTTGGTTTAATTTACCTAATACCCCACCAAATAAACCACTCGCACCGGCAGCCTCTTTGATTGAATCGGTATAATTACCAACATTCATCCTCTGTTTCTTTAACTTATCAGAGTTATCAGTAATTCGTTTATTGTTTTTATCTAATTCTTTGTTAATATCTTTTAATCTCTTTCGGCCCTTTTCAGTATCTAAGTTTAATCTCTCTCTTTCTCTCCTTAATATTCTATTTTGTGCTGCTAATTTTTGTAATGTACCAGCATTTTTATTTTGAATAACCTCTAAATCCTTATTGATTTTAATTTGCTCAGATACCTGTCTTTTTAAAGTAGTATTTTGATCTATTGCTGTTGAGTTTTGCTGCCTTAATTTATCCCTGAGTTTAATTCTCTCTTTCTCAATAGCAGACAATCCCTTAAATGCTTGATCAACTTCTTTGATTGCTTTTGTACCTTTCTGAACATCTGAAAAGTTTACAATCTTTAAATCTTTCAAATCTTTTTTTGCTACTGAGGCAACATCTTTTAAACCTTTTTCTAATTTTAAAAGCTCTTTGTTTAATTCCTCTGCATTTTTAGTTGCTGGAGAAAATAAACCCTCCTCAAATAGATCCTTACTACTTATTTTCTTTGCCATCGATCAATTTAATATAAGAATAATACTCCATTACAGTAGTTACATTAGGATCAATCCTAAATCCCATTTGTTTCTCTATCAATGCCTTAATTTCATAGAATCCCAT